GCTGAAAACATTCAGCCCCGCCACAGTGGCAAACCGCATTGGTCCCTTTGACCTTGATGCGGTCCATGTTCTGTCGCCCGGAGAACACCCCGGCGGGCGCACTCATTGGGTTCAACCGAAAGAGGACGTGCACGTTCTCATGGGCGTCAATATGCCATTGGAGGACTGATCAATGAACCATCTGCCCAAAGACATTGTGGATTTGTGCGGCATCAAAATGGGTGACACGACCCGTGCCCCGGCTGGCGCCGGGACCATACCCCCGGCCCTTGTCGTGGTTGAAGACGGGGAGGGAGTATCCACCCTTGAATACAATGGCATGACCATTGGCTGGATCAATGAAATAAAGCTGAACAGCCGGGAATTAAAAACCTATCGGGCCATGACCGTTCGCGGGACCGTGCGTCATTGCTGGTCCATGACAATGGCCAAGGCGTGGCTGATTGAGGAGGCTATCTGATGTCTAGCATGGTCATTTGGCAATGCCCCGACACTGGCGTGGAAGCGGCATGGCATAAGGGCGAGACTTTCAGCGTCTATGTTCCGCGCCAGCACGACAGCCTTCCGTGCATCAGTCGGGGCCATGCCATCACCAAGGCCAAACGCTGGGCGCGAAAACTGAGACGCCAGCACATGATTGACGCAAACTGCTCAACAAGTTAATGTCTGTCTGTCATCTAAAGCTGAACCATAGGAGATTGGATATGAAGCTGACCCTCAAGAACCTCAAAATCATGAAGTCCCTCTCAGAGGAGACGCTGTGCTTCTCCGCCACGGCTTATGTGGACGGCAAGAAAGCGTTTGAAGTGTCCAACCGGGGGCATGGTGGGTGCCATGAGTATTACGCCCATGACCAAGCCCTGATGGATCGGGCTGACGCCTACGCCAAGGCCCAGCCGCCCTACGTGTGGGCCGATGCGCCGACAGCGGACCATTGCGAGGTTCGCCAGATTCCGTATGACCTCGACATGCTCGTGGATGATCTAATCGACGCGATTGAGTTGGAGAAGAGGGTCAAGCGCCTCCTCGTCAAGGTCGTGATGATTGAAGACGGAAAGATTTACACCTTCAATGCCCCGCGCCGCCTCGACGTTTTTGAGCGCATCAAGGCCAAGTATCCGGCTGGCATGATCCTGAACACCATGCGCCTTGCTGACGCCATTGACGCCATTCGGGCCGTGGAGAAGGCGGCATGAAAGTCCTCGTCGCTTGTGAATTCAGCGGGACCGTGCGCGATGCGTTTATCGCGCGCGGCCACGACGCCATGTCCTGCGATCTGCTCCCGACCGAAAAGCCCGGCCCCCATCATCAGGGGTCCGTGCTGGACATACTAGATCACGGCTGGGACCTGATGATCGCCCACCCTCCCTGCACGCACTTGGCGGTCAGCGGCGCGCGATGGTTCAAGGACAAGCGAAAGGAGCAGGAAGAGGCTCTTGTGTTTGTCAGGCTGTTGCTTGATGCGCCGATTGAGCTGATCGCTCTTGAAAATCCAATCTCAATCATCTCCAGCCGCATCCGCAAACCGGATCAAATTATCCAGCCTTATCAATTTGGGCATGGTGAGACGAAAGCGACATGTCTTTGGTTGAAGGGCCTGACCAAACTGCGTCCAACCGACATGGTCGAGGGGCGGGAGACGCGCATCCATAAGATGCCGCCGTCGCCTGACAGATGGAAAGAACGCAGCAGGACTTATCAGGGCATCGCCAACGCAATGGCGGATCAGTGGGGGGCTTAGGCCCCCCTTTTTCATTTGACTATGCGCAAGGTCGGTTTCGGCATCTTAGATTGGTGAACGTCGTTCCAATCCGTGTTGACCTCCGGCGGGACCATCACTTCCACGCGGCGCTTGTATTGGACCGCCAATCTGTTGGCGAGGGCATATGCCTTGGCCTGACCCGTGAAGTTGGCATCGTTATCAGCAAAAACCCAAATGTCCTCCGCGATCTCTGGCGGAATCCATTTGGACAGGATGTTGGCGTTGATGCACGCCCACACCGGCATGTTGTGCAAAATGGATGCGCTAATGGCCGTCTCAATTCCTTCCGCTATGCCCATTGTCTGGGCCGCCGGAGCCAGCCGGATCGCGCAGCCATCTGGTAGCTTGCCCGGCATCACCCGGCGGGGCATGTCTATAGCCGCCTTGGCCCCGTCTGGACCGATCAGGGTCATGTGCAAATTGACCGCCTTGTCGTCGTGCGTGACCACCTTGGCGAGCAAAGCATAAAACGTATTCCCATCCACCCGGACAGAAACATGCTCACGAAGGCCCACAGAAGGCCACAGACAGCCGACACGGTTGATTAGGTAGAAGGACACCGGACCTAGCCCTGAAATCGGCGTAGCCCCCTCCCAAACGCGGCGCATGGCCTTTCTCTGCTCAGCATCCTGATCGCGCGCCTGGTGGTCCATTTCCCCGCGCACGCCCAGCAATTGCTCCAGTGCGACGGCCACCTGCTGGAAGGACCGATTGGACACCTTCATGGCGAGGGCAAAGCCGTCCCCGGCGCCGCAGCCGTTGCAGAGATAGCCGCCGTCTCCATGCTGGTCGTCCCAACGGAAGCGGTCCTCGCCGCCACAGATGGGACAGGGGCCGTGGATGTTGCGGAGATAGCGTGCGTCCACCCCCAGTTGAGGCAGCAGGCCCTTCCATTGCCCCCGCGCCAGATCACGCAACCTCATGCCGCCCTCCCCTTCTCACGGCCCTTGGCCTTTTTGATGTTGTAGTGCCTGATCCAAGCCTCCGTCTCCGGGCTGATCATCTTGGCGGGCGCTTGGGAGAACGTGTTGGCTGGACCGACCCCCATTCGGTCCTTGTAAGCCCAGTAGGCCCAACCCGGCTTGTAACCGCGCAGATGGGCGTGCAGCAGGAGTTCAGACCAGAACCCGCTTTTCCGCTCTTGCGGCCATTCCTTGGCCCGTAGCTTCCGGTCGCGGGTCAGTTCGTGCAGATCGCCTTCCTCGACCTCTACTCCCGGCCTGGCCTCTGGGACGAAGCCGCACGCCGGACACTCGCGGGCCTTGGGCGGTTTCACGAAGCTGCACGCCGGGCATTCTTTGGGTAATGGAATTTTTTTTGCCAAACTGATTTTTTTCTTTCCATCATCCAATTCCGGTTTGTGGATGTCGGTCACGAATCCCAGCCGGAGCGTCGTGTCGCTGTGGTCGAGGATGATGCAGTGATCCTTGCCTTCTGCCGTGCGCAGGCCGCGCCCGATCATCTGGACATAGAGCATCTCGCTCTTGGTCGGCCTCGCCAGAATGATGCAGCGGACATCCGCGTCAAAGCCCGTGGTCAGCACCCCGACATTGCAGATCACCCGGACCTCGCCGCGCTGGAACCGGGCGACAATCTCATTGCGGTCCTTCCGATCAGTATAGGCGTCCATGTATTCCGCCGTGACCCCGGCCTCGATGAACAGGGTCTGGATGTGCTTGGCGTGGACCCGGTTGACCGCGAAGCAGATCGTGGGACGGTTCTGGCCCTTCTCCAGCCATGTCGAGACGATGTCTGCGACCAACGGACGCTTGTCCATCGCCTCGCCAAGCTGGCTGACATCATAATCACCCGCCACGGTTTTGACCCCGGTCAGATCAGGATGCGACGGCGCGTAAACCTTGAAGTCGGACAGATGGCCGCGATTGATTAAGTCCTGCGTCGTCGTGCAGACAATGAGTTTGTCCCACCGGCCCTTCGCACCCATTCCCTTGGCCCACGGGGTGGCAGTCAGGCCAATGAACGGGACCGATGCCCATTCCGGGTCAGCCATCCACTTGTCGTAGAGCTTAAATTGAACATGAGCCTCGTCCACGATGACCAGATCGGCTTTCGGAATTGTTCTCCGCGCCAGCGTCTGGACCGAACAAACCTGAACCGGCTGATCTTGGTCAGTCAGTTCGTGCGCGCCCTGCATGACTCCAACCTGATAAATCCCCTGTCCCGCGAAACGCTCGACGGTCTGGTCAATCAGGCTGATCGCCGGGACGGTGAAAATCACCCGCTTGCCCTTCAGCCGGGCCATGCGGACAATCTCAGCCGCGATGATGGTCTTGCCCGCCCCGGTCGGCGCTTGCACCACAGGACGCTTGCTCCCCCCCGCCAAAGTGGACCTGAGCTTGTCGATAGTCTCGGATTGATAGTCTCTCAGCATCGGTATCCCCTGCGCTTTAGTTCAAGACTGACTTAGACTTAGCCGTGCCTATATATCTGTATGACTCTCTAATATTCTCACTGTCTGGCGAGGAAGGACTCATGGGAGTCCTGTTTAATGGTAACAGTTTATGGCGATCTATTAGATCGGGGGGGCGATCTAATAGATCGGGGGTCGCACCCACCTTCAACGTAAACAAGTTGGCTGTTTGCCCGTAGGATTTGATCTGCGCCGTGCGCCTCACGAGGCCCTTTTTCTCTAAACCGGCAACAGCACGTCTCGCCTGCACAGCGGACATCCCGCAGTCTTGGGCGAGCTTAGACATGGATGGGAAACAGGTATTGCTGTCCGGGTCGGCGCGGCTGGCCAACATCAACAAGACGAGCTTTTCATAGCATTTGAGCTTTAACCCTGTGGCCCAAGCCATAGCCTGAAACGACATCGCGCCCTCTACATGTTGCGGGGACACTTGTCGTTCGGACAAAAAGAGGGTATTTACTCTTCAAGTCCAACCGCTGCGTCCCGGTTGGGTTCCAGAGGCTCACGGATTGCAGTCCGTGGGCCTCAATCTTTTGATCCTAGCTGATCAATCTGCCGATGGCAAACCTTGCGCCAACGACGATTTAATCCTGTCCGAATTAGCTCGCAGCCATTTCAGCGATTTAATTGCCGCCTCTAAATTTACGAGCCTGGCTTTTTTAATCGGTAATTCGGATTCGTTCCTTTTCCCCTTTTTGACCAATTCCTCAACGATTTCAATGCTTCCGCGCAAGTTGACGTATTCCGTCTCGACCGCCGTTATTTGTTCGTCCAGCGATATTTTCATTTGCGCCCCACAAAAATTGTCGGATCGGCCGATTTAGCGTCAAACAAATACCAGCAGCAATTATCCTTGCCGGTATTGGCGCTTTCTGCGATCCATTTGACCCGGCCAACGCTCACGATCTTGCGACAGATTTGCAAGTATGGCGCGGCCTGAGCCGTGTGCATCCAGTCAGCGTCAAACAGCAGCCATGTCGGGACCAGCGTGGCGCATCGCTCAATGATCTGATGCAGCGGCGCCCGGTCCCACGGCGGGTTCGTGATGACGCAATCCGCCCCGTTGAGGTCAGCCTTGGTGATCCATGAGGCGTCATGCTGGCGGATGTCGCGCCGCAGAGGCATGACATCAAACGCAGAGACGCAGACATGCCCATCCAGATCAAGATGACCCATGAGAACCCCCTCGCCAGCGCAGGGCTCGCAGTAACGTGTTCCCGGTGCGAGATGAGGAAGGAGCGGAACAACGGCTGATCTGGGGGTCGGGTAATAGTCAAGCTTCTTGCGTTCAAACTCAGACCGCTTGCCCATCCATAGACTCCACGATGACCTCACATTCCGGGCCACTCTCAACCCACCGAGCCTCAACCCATTCGCACAGGTGATCGCCCTCTATGACCTGCATCTCGACCAGAACATCGCTGGCCGCTTTGAACAGGTTGTCGAGGTCGCGTTTGCGCTTGTCAGGCCGCACGACAAAGACCGTCAGCTTATACGGACCCTTGACCTGCTTTCCCTTTGCCTGCACCTGCGCGTTCCATAGAGCCTGCTTTCGCCACGCTACATACTTGGGCGATCTGTACATTCCTCCAGCGGCGGTAGTGCGCCACAAGCGGTTCACGCTCGGCGGGAAAGGTAGGACGATGCGGATTCTTTGCACGGTATTCCTCCTCCCGCGCCAGATGAATAGCCGACGCGACCGCTGCCTCCGGCATATGCAGGCTGCGGGCGATCTGAGCCGTATCTTGGCCGCTACGCAGCAGCTTCAGCATTTGATTCGGCGTCATAAAGATCGGGCCTCAGCTTCTGGCGCGGAATGTTCGTCAGCTTGGACACAGTTCCCAAGTGACGGAGGGGCAGGCGCTCCCAGCGGCTGACGGCAGCGCGGGTCACGCCCAGGGCCTTCGCCAGGGCGGTAGCACTACCCATAGCGCGGAAAACCTCGATTAGGACGGGGTCACGGTCATATCTCACGGCGAGCACCTTTGTTGATTTGGGTGTTGACTTCTTAACTCAGCGCATTTAGAAAGTCAAAGCCTGCTACGGCCACCGGAGACAGATATGTCCTACTACCTTCAAGATACCGAAATTGAGCTAGACGAGTACACCTTCAAAACCGTTCCCGGCCTTGTCATCTACAACGCCTTCCTGTCCATCGCTGTGGACCGGACCAACGACATCGACGGCGAGTGGTACATCGACTCCCTGTACGCGAAGGGCTTTGGCGAGGAGGAGGGGATCACCTACCGAAAGGGCGACTGGCTCTTTGATACGCTGAGCAAGGAAATCAACAACGATCACAGGTGGGAAGACAAGATCACCCGC